CAGCAGTACGGCGGCCCATTACCTGCATCTCAACACGCCGTCTTATGCCGCCCACAAGGCGCTTGGCCATTACTACGAAAACATCATCGACCTCGCGGACAAGTACGCCGAGGCGTATCAGGGCCATTACGGCATCATCCCGCTGGACGACTACCCTGATGGGTTTAAGGTGCAGAAAGACGCCGCCGCTTACGCCGACAGCCTGCTGACGTTCGTGAAGGGCATCCGAGGCGACCTGCCGAAAGACACCGACCTGCAGAACATTATCGACGAGATTGTGGGTGAGATTGCCGCGCTGAATTACAAGTTGAGGCGGTTTAAGTAATGCCGATGCGCCGCGAAAACGTAGCGGCAGCCCTGCGATACTTGCAGGATAAGGCTGACCTGCGTGGCCGTCTGCAACGCGCCACCTCGCTAGACCCCCAAGAGCAAGACCTTGCCGATATTGCCGTGGAGACGGGCGCAAGCCTTGTCCCGGGCGTCGGCCCTGCTCTTGCCGCACGCGACTTTGAACGCGCTAGACGCGCTGACGATCCCGCAGGCATGGCTATGGCCGCCGCAAACGTTGTCCCGGGCGGGAAACTGGCAGGGCTGCTGAAGCGGTACGACCCGGCAATGGCGCGAATAGCGGAATACGATCCGCGTTTTGATTTGCGTGTAAAAGAGCAAAAACGATTAAAAGCGTTGGAGCCGGTAATTGAGTCGCGAGGTACGGTAAACCCAAGAGAAATTTCAATTACCGAATTAGAAGGGCGACCGTTTATTATCAGCCAAAGCGATAGAACGGCGGCTGGCGGGGTTCTGAAAGGCATCAACGACGTTACGCTAAACCAACCCGTTGTGTTGCGGGGCGGGCAAGATTTTATGTTTGAAAACCCCGGCATGGTGTGGGCATCAGGCAAAAGCCCCGTTAGCCGGTTGCAGAAAATGGCAGCGATTGCGAAAAAAGAAACTGGACAAGACCCGTTGCTGTTGCCGTACCGTATGACTCCATCTGGTGGCGACTTTGCCGCGATGACAGGCGAAGCCATGCTCAATTACGCGGACGCGGCGTTATCCTCCGGCGTCAAACGAGAAATCAACAGCAAAATTAAAAACATCATCCCTGATTGGGCTGGCCTTGGGACAGAAAAAGGCATTGAGCAGTATCAAAAGTCATCGCAAGCAAAACGCAATGCCGTGCGTAAAATGCTGGACAAGGATTACCGTGAAGTTGGCGGGTTAAACATTGGTGAGGCTCGGCTATCGGTGACTGACCCGCGCCAATACACAGCAGCCGATACTGGCTTGCAAAATGTCGGCGTAATGTATGCTGGGCAGCCAACAATTACCCAGTCAGGTCACCCGTCATATCCCTTTGGCGTACCCGGTGAGGGCATGGGTCGGCTGAAAGAGGACGTAAAAGCGTTTGAATTATTGCCAGAATTGGCTGCCGCACGCCGGATGGATGACCCACGGAAACCGAACGCTCAAGACTATCGGTCGTTAATGGTTCCGCGAGCGGGTATTTTGACCGACGACATCCTCAAGCGGATGGGCTTTTGAGCAGGTATTCGGTAGTGAACAACGCCGCCATTTTACTGTCAAAATGGTTTGTTAAAAACTGCCGGACATCAGCAGTTGTTACGGTTTTTACGCCACGCATACAGCACGATGTTTCATGCATGGTGAGTGCGTCGCGCAATCGGCGTGGAATTTTTACGTCAGTATTGACAAACGGCGTCAGAATATCTGTTTCTGTGTTCATGCCCCAAGTATACCAAACGGCCACCTAACGCGACACTTTAACTATTGTTTCAAATGTGCATAAATAACACCTATGGCACGACCTAAAGGATCACCTAACAAGGCAACCGCAGAAGCGAGGGAGGCAATAGCCCGACTCGTAGACGGCAATGCCCATCGCCTCAACATCTGGTTAGACGAAATCTACAAAGAGAAAGGCCCAGAGGCGGCATGGAACTGCATGATGGATGTGGTCGAATACCATGTCCCCAAACTCGCACGCATTGAAACGACAGGTAAGGACGGTGGCCCGCAGGAATGGGTCATACGGTGGGGCGAGCCGAAGTGAAGGAGATACTCCTGCCGTACAACCCTCGGCAGGCGTTCATGCCCTTTCACAATAGAACGCAGCGCTGGGGCTGCATCGTCGCGCACCGCAGAGCAGGCAAGACTGTCGCAGCGGTTAACGACATCATCAGGGCGGCGATCACCTACCCGCGCAAAAACGCTCTCTTTGGTTACGTTAGCCCCTACGCCAACCAAAGCCGCAGAATCGCATGGGATTACTTTAAGTATTACGCCCAACCGATCCTGCAAGAAGCCAACGAAGTGCAGATGACCTTGACGCTGGTGAACGGCATCAAGATCGGACTATACGGAGCCGATTCCGCTGACAATCTCCGAGGCTTGGGGTTTGCGGGCCTGTATTTGGACGAATACGCGGACTTTCGGCCCAGCGTGTTCGGGAACGTATTGAGGCCAGCCCTATCTGATTTCCAAGGATGGTGCGTGTTCAGCGGCACGCCGAAGGGACGCAATGCGTTCTATGACATCTACACCACCGCCCAGCGTTTACCGCAAGAATGGTTCTTGCTGCGCTTACCTGCCTCTACGAGTGGGTTACTCCCGAGCAGCGAACTAGCCGCTGCCCAAGCGCAATTAAGCCCCGACCAGTATCTGCAAGAATACGAATGCGACTTTAGTGCTTCGCTTGGAATCGGGGCTTTTTTTGGCAAAGAGATGCGGGATGCCGAGAACGAAGGCCGCATCTGTGCGGTGCCGTACAACCCTGACCTCCCGGTATATACCGCTTGGGACTTGGGTTACCGCGACGACACGGCGATCTGGTTCTACCAACTCGGGCGCGGGGAAATCCGCGTCATTGACTTCTATGCCGTGAGCGGTGAGAACATCCACGACATTGCGAACGTCGTGCTGACGAAGGGCTACCGCTACGCCAAACACCACCTACCGCATGACGCCCGGGCCAAGAGCCTGCAAACAGGCAAGAGCATCGTGGAGCAACTTGCCGCGCACCTAGACATCGCCAAACTTGCCGTCGTGCCTGACATTGGCTTGCAGAACGGCATTCAAGCCACGCGCCTGATCCTGCCTCGCGTCTACTTTGACGCAGAACGCTGCAGGGATGGCATCGAAGCATTGAGGCAATATCAGCGTGAGTACGACGAGGACAAGAAAGCCTATCGTCAGAATCCGCGCCACGATTGGACATCACACCCTAGTGACGCTTTTCGTATGCTTGCGGTATCATGGCAGGAGATTGCTGACAAGCCCCCCGCCCTTGAGCCTAAACCGCTCATGGTCGGCCCGCAAAACACGGTCACGCTCAACGATATGTGGCAGGTACACGACCGCCAGAGCAGCAGGAGAGCAAGGATATGAGCATTACGTCACCGAACAGATACCCCTACGAAACCGTCGCGGCCTCGCAGACGGCGCAGGTGCTTGGGGGCGCAGGTGCGGTAGGCGACTACCTGCACCGCATCGTCGTATCGGTCAACACCAGCCTCACCTCTACGGTCAGCGTGCTAGATAACAGCACGACGGTGTTGGCGATCCCGGCAAGCACGCCAGTCGGCGTCTACAGCCTTGAGATCAACGCCGCCTCGGCCCTCGGCCCGTGGAAGATCACGACGGGCGCAGGCGTCACCGTGATGGCTGTCGGGTTCTTCACAGCATGAGCAGCAAACCCGGCCTCTACGCCAACATCCTAGCCAAGCAGGAGCGCATCAAGGCTGGGTCAGGGGAGCGCATGAAGCGCCCCGGTGAGGCAGGACGCCCGACCGCCGCTGACTTTAAGCAGGCGGCCAAGACGGCCAAGCCAGAGAACAAGGGCAAGAAATGACCGCCGCGTGGCAGCGTAAAGCCGGACAGAATCCGCGTGGTGGCCTCAACGCCAAGGGACGCGCTTCGTACAAGGCCGAGACTGGCGGCACGCTGAAGCCTCCTGTGAAAAAGGGCGACAACCCGCGCCGCGCCTCGTTCCTCGCCCGCATGGGCAACATGGCTGGCCCAATGGAGAAGGACGGCAAACCCACCCGCCTTGCGCTTGCGCTCCGTGCATGGGGTGCCTCTAGCAAAGAGGACGCCAAGGCCAAGGCCCGAGCGATTAGCGCCCGTAACAAGGGGAAAGCGTGAGCGATAAACGCAAAAAACTTGCGGCATTGATGCTTAACCAAATGGAAATGGCGGCAGCGGCAGGCGTTCCCTACGTTGCTGAAGCGCGAAATATTGATGTAAGCCGATTGCCCGAGGTGCCGAATCGCATACCGGGTGAGGGCGGCATTAGTACCGTGCGTAGCATGGGCATATCAGAGGACGGCAAAGAGGTTTTAATTCCGACGGTGGTAGAAGGGCAACTGCCTGCCAGCGCGGAAGAAGCGGAGCGCAGGGCGTTGGAGTATTACCGACGAACTGGCAAGCACTTGGGTAAATATGCGACTCGCGGGGCAGCCGATTCAGCGGCAATGCTCACGCATGAGCGCGAAGCCTTACGGACGGGACGCTAATGGAACCGATGCTCGTCAGCAGCGAGGTGGATCGCTACCTCAAGATCGTCGGCCAGTACGACAACGAGTTTGCCAAGTGGACGGCGCGAACCAAGAAGATCATCAAGCGTTACCGCGACGATACCCGTGGGCAGACGCTGACCGAATCGGCCAAGTTCAACATCCTGTGGTCAAACGTCCAGACGCTGATCCCTGCCGTTTACGCCAAACTTCCAAAGGCTGACATCAGCCGCCGCTTTGGCGATAACGACCCGGTAGGCCGCGTGGCCTCGCAGTTGCTGGAACGCGCCATTGACTTTGAGATAGAGCATTACCCTGACTTCCGCTCCACGATGAAATACGGCGTGGAGGATCGGTTCTTGGGCGGTCGCGGCACGGCATGGGTACGTTACGAACCGCACACCTCGCCCATCGGTATCGGTGATGACGGTTTCTCGGTGACCTCTGCCGTGGAGCAGGGCGAAATGTCAGAGCCGATGGAGCAGATTGAGTACGAATGCGCCCCGACCGATTACGTCCATTGGCGTGATTTCGGCCACTCGCAGGCCCGCACATGGGAAGAAGTGGGGCAGGTCTGGCGCTGGGTCTACATGACTCGTGAGGCGCTCGTAGAACGCTTTGGTGATGAGATGGCCCGCCGCATTCCGCTAGACCAAGGGCCAGAACCGCTCAACGCCTATAACGAATCCAAGCGCACCTATAACCGTGCAAAGATTTGTGA